TTAGCTCTTGCAACTGCGGGTGATAACAATGCTAAGAGAAGAATCAGTTTCTTCATGTCTTTGGTTTTTCTTTTTCTTTTTTACCATTACCTGTAGTCAAGCCAAACGTAGCAAGTGCTCCAGTAAACACAGAAGCAACAAACGTGATGTCGGCTGAAGAATTTGACTTCTTGACCATAGGTAATTCAACATAGTTTAATGTGATAATAAACCCTGACCAGATTACAACACCTAAGCGTACAAACGCTCCCAGTATCTGCATCTGCTCTTCATGGTCATCTATGTTTTCTTTGAGTTTTGTAAAGAGTCCCTTTTTTTCTTCCGGTTTTCTTTCCATTTTTTTATTTTATTATTTAAGAACTTCGTTATTCTTTCTTTTATATCTTGTATAATAGGTGTGGCTACAGTAGTAGCTGCTACGGCTGTAACAGCTGTAATCACTGTAGGACCTAATACCTCAGCTGGTGGTATAGGAATAGGTGGTAGCCCCGGCAAGTTTAATATAGGTGCTGGAGGTTCCACCGTTTCTACAGGTTTTGTACCTTCTGGTTCTTTTAGATCACTAGGAGGTACAATTAAAGGTACATAACTAGGTACGTCAGCAGTAGGTAATGGTATTGATATTGTCTCTATATCTTTTACAGGCGGAATCACTATGCTGGGTACTTCCATTAGCTAGGTTCTGTCGGCCAAGTAACTGATGACATATCTAAGTTACCAAACTCATCTAGTTTAGGTGACGCAGATTTTGTTATATCTCTCAATGCTTGCCTGTATGTTTTCCAGTCATCTGAAAGAGCAACATCAGAGTTAGCTCTCCAATCAGACTCTGCTATTTTCCAATCTCTATATTCCCTAAGTTTTACCATAGGTTGTGCAGCTTTAATCTTTTCAAATTCTGCATTTATTTCAGCTTCAGTTGGCTTAGTAGTTGAATCTCGCCAATCTAAATCAGCATAATTAAATCCACTCCAAGTCCATGTTGTTTTTGGTTTTAAAGAATATAAAGCATCGTGTTTAGTTAAGATGTTCATGGTGTTACCTCCCATACAATAAAGTCAGATCTGTTATTACCGTTTCCATCATTTTGTGCAGTATATCTTAATCCATAGTTGGACGTATAAATACCAGCAGTTGTTTTGTATGTAATTGTATCTCCAGAACTATAAGATGGAGAGTCATATACAACTAGAGGAGTTATATCTTCTTCTCTAGCATTGGTTGGGAAAGTTGACCCTAAATAATCATTTCTATGAACTAAAGTAAAAGAACCATTATTAATTTTTCTGTGTATATTTGCGTGCCAACTACAGCTTGGGTCACTACTAATAAATACTTGTCCTTCTTGATAAGCGTGTACTACAAATTTGCTTCCAAGTGCAGCTGGAGTAATAGTAATTGTAAGTCCTGTATCATGTGTACCGCTACCTGATGTTGCAGTTTGAGTAGTATATGAAGCTGTATGTATTTTTAAAAGTTTACCAGCAGTTCCCCAAGATGCGTTTGATCCATCAGTAACTAGTGCTTTACCTGAGTTACCAGATTGACTTGGTAAAGGATTTGCTACACCTTTTGCTACGTAGTTCCAGCTTGCATGAGCTGTACCACTACTTGAAGGTGCATTACCTGTTGAGTTTGCTACGCATATATACGAGCTTGTTATTCCAGAGTCTGTGTACTCAACTAAATCATCAACTACATATGCAGTAGAGTTATTATAAGTACCTCGCCAGACCTGTTTGATTTTGCCTAAATCTATTGTTGCCATTTTAAATAGTTGCGATTAGTTTTCCGTCTGTGTTTACGCTCCAAGAAAATCCTGTAGCTGCATAAATAACATCATCAAATGCTGCATAAGTTGCACCTGATATATTATCTGCACCACCGTTTGTAGTAGTGACTATTAAGTTTCCGTTAGCGTCTGTGTTAAAACCATACACTTCTGGAGAGGACGCTGGTGCCCAAGTTAACTGGTCACTGTTGTCTTTGTACTGAAGAAAATGTCCAGCTGTGGGTGTATTGCTAACATCTAAATCTGCTTCTTTAATAGAATCATCTAAAACGCTAGCTGAATGTATTTGTGTTAATGCCATTATGGTTTAGGATATTTGTCTTTTATTGCTTTAATATCTGCTTTCCAAGCATCTATTCCTGAGTGGTAAATTTTATCAAGCTGATCTTGCCAACTTGGATATTCGGCTTCTCTTTTTGTCTTATAACCGGTATTTAAATTGATGACCTCTGCATCTATTTCAGCTTCAGTAGGTTTAGGATTTTTATTGTTACTATCCCAAACTAGGTCAGCATATTCAAAACCAACCCAAGTCCAGTCACTGATTGGATCTAAAGAGAATATTGCATCATGCTTATTATAATTCATGCGGCTATCTCCATAGTTATACAATGCGAAACAGTTGGTCCATACTGAGCTTTGTAAGTTGTACCATAGTTAGCTGTATGTTTATGTATTTTCGGCTTGTAGACGATAGAGTCTCCAACTGAATAAGAAGGTGTATCTAGAAGGAAAAGAGGAACAAAATGAAAATGTCTAGCGTTAGATGGTCCTCTATCCGCTACATGATCGTGCTCCAAAACATCTGTTTCAGTTCCACCAGCAATAGTTCTTTTTAACTTATAGGACATGTTTACATCACCATCACTTGTAATTATGTGTTGACCAGCTTGGGTCATCATTACAAGTAACTTACTGTTAGCTGCTGTAGGGGTAAATGTAACGACTAATCCACCATACATGCTATAAACTGAAGCTCCACCCATTGATGTCGCAACAGCATAGGAATCATACTGAGCCTTTAACACTTTACCGCCAGCAGCCGAATCTACAAATGACAAAACACCTGACCCGTCAGTTTTTAGTAACTGGTTAGCACTACCATCTGATGAGGGTAATGTAAATGCAGCTGCACCTGTTGCAGTGTGCTGTATTTGATTTGCTATTATTTTACTCATTTAACTAGGTTTTGGGTTGTCAGTTTTTACTTTTTCACAAGCTGCATAGTATGCTTTTAGTTTAGTAGAGTCTCCCTTACTATTCCAATACATTGCATCTGCAAAGTCAGTTAGAGGTGGGTAGAGATATCTTCTATCTTCTTTATAACCATTAGCATCTATCTCTGCTTTAGCAGCAGCTTCTTCAGCGTCTCTGGCAGCTTCTTCTTCTGCGGTGTACGCAACTCGTTCTCCGTTAATTAATTTATATCTTGCCATTATCTCTTAACTCCATAAAGTGTATATGAGTATTTGTTTATTTGTCCATTAGCAGGGGCTATGTTAAAGCCATCTGTGTCAGCATCATTTTCATAATATAAAGATCCGCTTTCCCATCTAAAGTTATTACTACTATCATTTCTATTGCCGACCCACGAAGCAAAACTGGTTGCTCCTGTCCAATCGTTTGTGGTTTGAAAAGCTATATCCATTACAAATCTCCAACCCTCGTAATCGGCATTTCCAGCATTGTTAGCTATTCTTGCAATAGAGTTTCCAGTAGCATGATCTTCATAGTGAGACGAGCCACCTGATACACCCATTAATGCCCATGCGTAGTTACTAGCATTTGCAAGATTAGAACCACTCATAAAACGAAAATTTAAAGGTGTATTATCTGAAGCTGGAAGTGCAGCAAATACTAATCTAAAAGCTTTGTATGTTGCGGTATCTAGATTTGTATGAACAATAGAATCTACGTTTGACGTACTTACAACATTTGTTATCTTAACAAAATCATTTGTATCAGTTGCAGTTGCAAACGCTAAGTTACCAGACCCATCAGTTTTTATAAACTGACCAGTTGAACCGTCAGCTACAGGTAACTTAAATTGTATATTAGCACCACTTGTTGTAGAAGCTGGTGCGTCTAGAGCGACTGAACCAGCTGTTGAACCATTTAATTTTATTGTCATATTATGTATCTCCTATCTTCATAAACGTCATAGAACAAGTTTGAGAGTTAGCGTTAACACCAGCCCATGTATTACCAGCAAAAGTAAAAGCTTGGCTTGAACTAGCTCTAGTTCTTATTTTGAAATTACTTGCATTTGTTACATCTACAACAAAGTCAGAAGTTGTATGATCTAAAGTCTCTCCTAAGTTTGGAAGATTTGTATAAGAAGTTGTTATTATTTCATAGTTTGATCCACCATCGGTGCTTAGTTCAGTTCTAACAGAAACATATCTATTACTTGTATTATTACAAAAAACATTCCAACGACAATCTACTCTATAAATACCTGTTGCAGGGAAAGTAAATACTCCGCTTGATTCTGTCATACCAGTTCCAATCTGAGTAAAATTATTATCATTACGTTCCCAACCAGAATAAATCCCTGTTGTGCTATTAGCACCAACTGCAACATTATTTGCAAGTCTCCATTGATCTAGCATTGTTATACCTTGAGTAACTGCACCAGTTGCTAAGGTATCTGCGTCTACACATCCATCAGGCAATCCGCCTGTAGACACACCGGTTATGGTACCGGTTGAACCATTTATTGTTATAGGCATAATTAAACTATTGTGTATGTACTACCCGAAGGTACTGTTACTGTTGCACCACTTGCTATCGTGATCGGCCCTGCACTAAGAGCATTTTTGTTTGTGCCTACTGTGTAGTTGTTAGATATAGTTTGTGAGTTTTCATAAACACATCCGTCAGCTACTGTTGATGCTAAACCTGTAAGGTTAGATCCATCTAAAGCTGGCAAAGTTCCAGTTAAGTTACCAGCTGGTAAATTAGTTAGATTAGCTCCACTAGCTGCTGGTAATGTTGCTGGAAATCTTGCATCAGGAATAGTTCCAGATGTTATAACTGAGGCATCAATAGGTCTTGAATCTACACTTGCCCAAGTTAAGCCACCTGTAGCACCAGATTGAGCTTGTAAGAAGTACTCATTTACTGGACTATTACTTACCTTTAACTTAGCTTCACTTACAGAATCAGATGTTAACTTAGCTTCTGTTACTGAGTTATCATTAGGTGTACCTATACCAACAGCAGATCCACATTGAGTTATAAATAAACTAGATCCACTTGGAGGGGCTGTACAGAATTTAATTCCGTTAGTTCCTTCTAAATAGAAACCTTCGTTACTTGCATTGTAGTTTCCTGAGTTTGGTTTTTGTATAACACCGTTAAGGCTAACTATTAGTTGTCCAGCACTTGTTATTGATGCTGTATTACTACCGTCTCTTAAATCATAAGATACAATACTACCATTAAATGTAGGGCTACCAGATGTAGCTCCGTCAGGTACAATCGTTAATAGTTTAAAGTCTCCAATCGAAGTAACAGCATCATACTGTGTATTACCTAAGTCATAGACTTTCATCACATTGGCAGACGTATCAAACCATAGGTCTCCGTCTCCTAGGGCTGAACCGTCAGGATGAGTTGTAGGTGCGTTAGCACTGACCTGATATCTGTCGTTAAAGTCACTAACAAGTGACTGAGCATTACCTACACCAGCTGAGTCTATAACTTGTCTATGAAATGTATATGTGTGTGTAGTAGATGTTGTCTCTACTAATATACCTAATCCAGCTGCTATAGTTGAGCTAGCTACAAGACCGTTAATCGTAATTGTAGCATTGCTACTGACGTTACCATTTGCTATAGTAGCTACTCCGCTGCCGTTAGCAACAAGGTTAGCTGCTAAACCTTTGATACTAACAATAGTACCAGCTCCATCATTGATGTCAGGGTTGGTGTCTGGGAAGTTGTTTTCGTTAGGTATGGGTACGAAACCACCTACCTCTGTTACGACTTCTACAATACGCTCATTGACAGCTTGAGCTGATGGTATCTGTACATCAGTTGCACTACCACCAATAGTTGTAACTATGCTCTTACCATCTAGTAAGTTAAGTTCTGCTGTAGATGCAGTAATACCATCTAATGTTTCTACTTCAGCTTGTGATAAGTCAGCTAAGGCACTAGCAGTACCACTACCCATTGTACCAAGCTCTGTAAGCTCAGAATCTAGTGGTTGCTTACCATCTAGCTGTGGTTGTATAGAGCTACTCACTCCATCAACAAAATTGATTTCTGCTGTAGATGCTGTCACACCGTCTAGCAAATTTAATTCTGTAGTGTCAGCTGTGACACCATCTAATTTATTGATTTCAGCAGTAGAAGCAGTTACACCATCAAGTATGTTTAACTCAGCTGTATCTGCTGTAACTCCGTCAAGTTTGTTGATTTCACCAGTTGTAGCTGTAACACCATCTAATATATTTATTTCTGATGTTGTAGCAGTTACGCCATCTAATATGTTAAGCTCTGATGTGGTTACAGTAGCATCATCTAAGATTGCTAATTCAGTTGTAGTAAGGTTATTGATAGTACCTGTAGTCTGTATATTTTGACTACCAAAGTTAGGACTTACCTTTGTACCAGCAATAGCAGCTGACGCATTGATATCAGCATTAACTATAGT